GGTACGTTTACCGTAGTGGGTTGGACGTTTGCGAGTACGGGAGTGACGCCAAATGGGGTTAGTGCTTATATGAATACGAATTTGAATATGTTAAATGATTTATCTCAAGACAACTGTCATTTTAGCGTTTATTTAAGAACAAATATCACAGGTGTTTATTGTTCAGGGGGTGCTGGAAATTCAAATAGTAATGCACTTCAAATGTTTCCTGCAATTGGTGGACAAGCGTATTTTAATATGTTTTCAAGCGGAGGTAATAATAATGTTAATTCAGGTGTAAATACATTAGGATTGAGGCTTTTAAATAGGATAAGTTCAAGCGAAATAAATTTTTTCGTTAATACAACTAAATATAATAAAACTTTGTCAAGTGTTGCTGGATATAGCAGAAATATTTACATAGGCGCACATAATGGAGATGCAGTGCCATCGAGTTACGATATTAGGCAAAATGCTTTCGTATCATTAGGAGATGGATTAACAGATACTCAAGAATCTAATTTTTATACAGCTATACAAGCATTTCAAACAACCCTCAATAGAAATGTCTAGGTAATATGCTTACACTGTTGTATCAAATAAACAAAACACTATGATAGGATATATTTTAACAATCGAACAATACGACCAAGTACAAGGTCAATTCATAAACCCATATCAATTTATTTATTGCGTACAAGATATTAATGATGTTTGGTTTTTTTTAGCAAACGAGCAAGACAAAGAATTATTTCAAGACACCGAATATATGTGGTTGTTTGATTTGCCACAAGTAGAATATATTGAACCGCCTAGACCACCATTTTTGACATGAGTAACAATTTAAACAACACAGCCGCAGAAACTATGATGACTGCCACAATGATAAGTGCCATAACACACTATGCAACTTTATTGCAGCCCCTTGTTTCTTTTGCCGCTGGTATAATGGCTATTATTTCGGCTTGTTTTGCCATTCGTTATTACTATCTAAAAACAAAAAAATGAAACTTAAAGGATATTTTCAACCAACGCCAAAAAGATTCAGAATATTAGGGGATTCAATTGCAGCCGGTTCACTTTTTATTGCAAGTCAAAATTTAGACAATCCTAAGTTGATGATAATTTCGGGTGTAGTTGGTGCAATTGGTAAATTCATAACTAATTTCTTTACAGATGAAAAATAAAAAAGGATTATATAGTGCGATCAATGCAAAGAAGAAGCGCATTGAAGCCGAAAGCGGTGAAACAATGAGAAAGCCTGGAACTAAAGGCGCTCCAACAGCAAAAGCATTCAAGCAATCTGCAAAGACGGCAAAGAAGAAATAATGCCAAAGAATAAAATAGTAGCGAAGAATAGTAGGCCGGGCAGCAATAAAGCTACTGGAAGGGACTACTCATACGACAAAGCGTATCAGGCATCTCCTTCGCGCGTAAAGTATCGTGAAGAGCTTAATAAAGAAGCACACCAACGTGGCGTCTATGGCAAGAGAGCAGCGAAAGGCGTTGACTTGAGCCACAAGAAGGACGGCTCCGTTGTGTTAGAAAAATCAAAAGCGAACCGTGCTCGTAACGGATCAAACAATAAGTCCACAAAGAAATGATCTTAAGACCACCTAAAAATTTTAACGAGTATAGTGTCAGCGTCCCAATGTCAATTGACTGGATACTTAAGACGCTTCATAGGCTGATAGATAGCGTACCTATAGGGTACACTGGCACATTCACCGTACCAACAAATCCTCCTGGTCAACAAAACTTGCGTATTACAAATGGTATTATTACTAGTGTAGATTAATGAAAAATAACTATCTTTGAAAGCAATATGAAAAAAATGATCGTTGAAAAAGGCACAATGGAGAAGTATCCATCTAAAAAGGCCATGATGAAGCATGAAAAGTCTGAAGGCAGTTCTATGCAAAAGAAAGAAATGAAAGGCTGCTATTGTAAGAAAGCCGTTGCTGGTAAAGACATCGGGAAGAAGGGTAAAAACTTTGCACCTATGGCTGAGAGCGTAGCTAAAAGCTATGAGAAAAAAGGTATGCCTGCTAAGAAGGCTATGGCAGTTGGTAAAGCTACCGCAGCTAAAATGATGTTTAAAAACGCAGCAAAAAAATAATTATGGCGATTACTATTAAAAACACCAAACCGGCAGCGCCTAAAAAGATGACATCTAAAGGCAAGCCAGGAACAGCAAACAATCCAGTTGTTAAAAAATGTAAAAAATGCTAAGGTCATTACTCCTCATATTATTACTAACATCATGCTCCGCTGAGTGGCACTTAAACCGTGCGCTTAAGAAGGACCCAACACTATTCAATAAAGAAAAAGTTATTGTGCATGATACCACGGTGATAACTGAGGAGTACAACCACACCGATAGTTTTTACATCACGGACACAATGACATACGAGGACACAGTGTTAAAACTGAAGTTCATTGTCAAAGAAAAGAAAATATACTTTAAGGCAACTGTGAAGCCGGACACAATAAGAGTTGTGACGCATGACAGAGTGCCATACAAGGTAATTGAATATCAAGATAGCAAGTATCTATACAAGGGGTTACCCCTTGTACTGCTAGTTATCTTAGCAATCATAGTATATAAATTATTAAAATGAATAAAATTAAAGAAGAACAATTAGAAAAGTTGGTGAATTTGAATCGTGATTTACGATATTTAAAGGACTCAATTGCAGACGTAGAAATCCAAATCTCAAGATCAAGAGCTCAAATGGAAAACGCGGATGTAGCAAAGAAAGAATTTATTGAGAGAATTGAAAGTGTTGCAAAAGACTTACAATCGTTTCAACATGAATTGTCGCAGGAATATGGCGACATAACAATAGATTTAAAAACAGGAGAATATAAAAATGGCTAAAATATCAAGTTACGCAAAAGATACAGATCTTACAGGCACAGAATTGTTGTTGTCTTCAAATGCTGATTCGTCTACAGTAAACATTCAATTATCTACGCTTAGAGACTATGTGTACAAAAACACATTCAGTGTAGCGAATGCTGCTGCAAGGATTGCATTAACTGTTAGCCCAGGTGCTTTGTGTTTTCAAGCAGACACAGAGAACCTGTATATCAAAAAGACATCCGGCTGGGTGCTTGTTATATGATAATCAGAAAGATAGCAGTTGGTACTGACTATAAGAACGCAATGAACTACGTTGTGGGGCAGTCAGTATTGGATGGTAGCCATGTCATTCATCAAATTGTATCTGATAAGGATGGCGCTATTTTAATATACATCGAGAAAGATAAAGAGATATTATTGTGGAAGAAGTTCACATATAGTGTGCCTGTATCAATTGAATTTAATATAAACTTTATATAATGAGATCCCCGTTCTACTTTATTGTAGAACCGGTTGGTGGTAAATCTTACGACAATGTTAGGGAGAGTGGGCTAATTATTAGCACATCTAAAGAAGACCATAAGGCCACCAATAGGTTCGCTACAGTAATCAATACACCAATTGGCTATGATGGTCCAGTTGAGGCAGGAGACACGCTTGTCGTTCACCATAATGTATTTAGAAGCTATTATGACATGAAGGGTAAGGAGCGCAAGTCAATGTCGCACCTTAAAGATAATTTATACATTTTAGATTTTGATCAGTTCTTCCTATACAAAAAGAATGATAGTGTATGGATGGCCCACTCGCCTTATTGCTTTGTGGAGCCAATTGAGAAGCAAAAGGACCTGTCTGTTTTTGAGGTTGGCGTAGAGCAGCCATTGATTGGAAATCTTGTATACGTTAGTGATAAATTAAATATCCCTGCTGGTGCTTTGGTATCTTACCAGCCTGACACAGAGTACAGGTTTGATATTGACGGAAAAAAACTGTACAGAATGTTTGAGAAAAATATTTGCATTGTATTATGACAACTGAAGAATATAAATTAAAAATAATCAAGGCAGGAGAAATGGCTATCAAAGAACTTATTAAGGTTGCTGAAGAGCAAATCTTGACAGGTGATGAGGGTGATGTATCTGCTGACAAATTAAAAAATGCGGCAGCTACAAAGAAGTTGGCTATCTTTGATGCGTTCGAGATTCTATCAAGGATAGAAGAAGAGCGCAACATGATCACAGGTAATGTTCACATCCAAGAGAAAAAAGGTGGCTTTGCTGAGAGAAGGGGCAAATAATGCTATACACAATTGAGAAAGATATTATTAGTGCGAAGGTTATCGAGAAAGGTAACCTTACAAATAGCTGGAAGTATGGCCACAATGATAAATATGATGTTGTCATTATATCTAAGGATGGAACCATCGGTGAGATATATAACATTAATGGTGTTAATATAGCCTTGCCGGCTAAGCCTGAACAGGTTGAGAATAGAAGTAATCACTGGGAGGTCGTTGATTATCCTAAAGAATTACAAAGGATTAAGACAATCTTTGATTGGGATAGGACTGACAATAAGTTTAAAGCTAAATGGGATGATTACATAGATCAAGAATTCAATCGTAGAGATAATGGCTTCTGGTTTATTAATAATAGTATCCCGACATATATCACCGGCACACACTATATGTACTTGCAATGGAGCAAGATAGACGTTGGTCTACCTGATTTCCGTGAAAGTAACAGGATATTCTTTATATTCTGGGAGGCTTGCAAGGCTGACGATAGGTGCTTTGGTATGTGCTATCTAAAGAATAGACGTTCAGGTTTCTCATTTATGAGTAGCTCTGAGATGGTCAACCAAGCGACAATCACAAAGGATGCCAGGTTTGGTATCTTATCAAAGACGGGAGATGATGCAAAGAAAATGTTTACAGACAAGGTCGTGAATATATCTTTGAGCTATCCATTCTTTTTTAAGCCAATACAAGATGGTATGGACAAGCCAAAGACTGAGCTTGCGTATCGTGTTCCGGCATCTAAGTTCACAAGAAAGAGTATTGCAAAAGCTGAGGAGGATCACTTAGAGGGTCTTAATACCACAATTGACTGGAAGAACACAGGTGACAACAGTTATGACGGAGAAAAATTACGGATGCTCATTCAAGATGAGAGCGGAAAATGGCTTGCACCTAATAACATACAAAATAACTGGCGTGTAACCAAGACGTGTTTGCGTTTGGGTAGTAGGATCATTGGTAAGTGTATGATGGGTTCTACATCGAATGCG